ATGCAATTCGTTATGCTGTTACATATAACGGCACTTCTTATTACGCTATTGCATCAAATACAAACCAAGCTCCTCCAAACGTTTCGTACTGGAATGTGTTGGCAGAAAAGGGTGCTGATGGTACTGGTGCTGTAAGTTCTGTTGGTTTGTCTGCTCCTGCATTGTTTACTGTTAGCGGAAGCCCAGTTACTTCTAGCGGCACATTAGCTTTGACATACAGTGGCACAGCATTGCCTGTTGCTAATGGTGGTACGGGTGCAACAACTGCTGGCGGCGCATTGACATCTTTGGGCGCTCTTGGAAGCGCTACATCATCCGACGGTAGCATTGTTGTTAATCAAGTTGGTACAAACATTGATTTGTCGGTGTCTGCCGCGTCCCCCGCGTCTACTTTGCTTACACAAGTGCGAAACACAACCGGCGCAACATTGACCAAGGGAACGGTTGTCTACATGTCTGGCGCAACAGGTCAGATTGCCACAGTTTCTAAAGCGTTGGCGACAGGAGATTCAACCTCTGCTCAAACTTTGGGCATGATTACCGCAGATTTGGCCAACAATACAAACGGGTATGTCACTGTCATTGGCTTGCTTGAAAATATTGACACATCTGCATATACCGATGGCCAACAACTGTATTTGAGCGGTACAACTGCTGGTACAGTAACGGCAACCAAGCCTTATGCACCTATTCATTTGGTGTATGTTGCTGTTGTTGAATACGCTCACCCAACACAAGGTAAGTTATTTGTCAAAGTTCAAAATGGATATGAACTTGATGAAATTCACGATGTTGCAATTTCTTCTCCTGTAACTGGCCAGACACTTGTTTACAACTCAAGCACAAGTCTTTGGTCAAATAGCACCGTTTCTTTGACAGCAGGAGTTAATGGCACATTGCCCATTGCCAGTGGTGGCACAGGCCAAACGACAGCAGCAACAGCCATTACAGCCCTAACAGGCACACAAGTTTCTGGGCAATACTTGCGATCCAACGGTACAAATTCTGTGCTGTCTACTATCCAAGCGGCTGACGTGCCAACGCTGAACCAAAACACAACTGGCACCGCTGCAAACGTGACAGGTACAGTGGCGGTGGCTAACGGCGGTACTGGCGCGACATCTTTGACTGCCAATAACGTGATCTTGGGCAACGGCACTTCGGCTGTTCAAGTGGTGGCCCCAGGCACTTCAGGTAACGTGTTGACTTCTAACGGCACAACATGGCAGTCTACTGCGCCAGCAGCTTCGGGTGTCTCTCAAGCGAAGGCCACGGCAATCGCAATGGTCTTTGGTTTTTAAGGAAATATCATGGCAAATCCAAATCTTTTTGCAGCCACATCAGCTTACGGCTCAACGTCTTATTTGATTCCAACTGGCACTAGCGCAACCACTTGGACTGCTCTGACCCCTGCGGCTGGAACGGTTAACAAGATTGAAAGCATGGTTGCATCAAATGTGACTGGCTCTGCTGCTGCAATCACAGTGTCAATCAATAGCGCAACTGGCGGCGGTGGTACAGCGTACCGTATTGCTTACCAGATCAGCGTTCCAGCCAATGCTTCTTTGATCATCATTGACAAAACAACCATGCAGTATGTTGGCGAAGGCCAATCAATCGTGGTGACTTCTGGCACATCTAATGCCATTGAAATGACAGCATCGCTTGAAGCAATTACCTGATAAGGGGATAACCCATGTCAATGCGATATAAAGGCGGGAAACTTTCCGCCACTGCGGCTACATCTACAACCAGTGCGGCTACCGGCGTTTGGACATTGCGTCAACAAATGCAAGCGCAAGCGGCTAGTGCTTGGCCTAACCCACTTGCTCCCGGTCAACAAGCCTATACAACTCCCGGAACTTATTCATGGGTTGCTCCTGCTGGAGTAACTTCAATTTCTGTGGTTGCTGTTGGCGGCGGTGGTGGTGGCTACTATACGGTTGGCGGAGGTGGAGGCGCATTAGCTTATGGTAATAATATTTCAGTTACTCCTGGAAATTCTTACTCAGTAGTTGTTGGCGCTGGCGGGCCAAGTTTGACAACAAGTTCAACAAATGGTGGGAATAGTTACTTTTCAACAACGTCAACTGTTAATGCTGGGGGCGGATTAAGAAATGCCACTTCATCTGCTGGCGGAGTTGTTATTGCTGGAACTGGATATTCTGGAGGAAGTAGTTGTGCTTCTTCTTTTGTTGGTGGTGGTGGCGCTGGTGGATATTCTGGTGTTGGTGGCTCACGCGGAACTCTTGGTTCTAATGGTGGGAATGGCACTGGTGGATCAGGTGGTGGTGGTGCTGGGTCTTATACTGTTGGTTGTTGCATAAGAGCAGGTGGTGGCGGTGGAGGTGTTGGTATTCTTGGCGAAGGAGCTTCAGGAACCGGTGGAACAGCACCTCAAGGCGGTGGTTCTGGCGGTTCTGGTGGAGCTTCTGGCTTATCTGGAAATGTAAATGGAACAAACCAAAATGGTGGAAATGGTGGTTTATATGGAGGGGGAGCAGGTTCCACTTCATTATTGGGCTGCGTTTTTGTAAATGGTGGGCCTGGTGGTGGCGGCGCAGTCCGCATCATTTGGCCCGGTACTACCCGTAGCTTCCCAAGCACAAACACAGGTGATCTATGAGTAAACAGTACCCCGGTGGTTTCATTACCAAATCTCCAGTAACACCTACATCTAGTGCCGCTTCAGGTATGTGGACGCTTGACCAAGCGATGCAGAATAAGCAAGCGGGTACATGGCCAACACCCGTTACAAATGGACAGCAATCATATACAACTCCCGGAACTTATTCATGGGTTGCTCCAGCGGGGGTTACTAGTGTTTCCATAGTTGCTGTTGGCGGCGGAGGTGGTGGAAGTTATGGATTCCAATATTGTGGATGTTGCGCTGGATATTATGCTTCAGGCGCTGGCGGCGGTGGGGCATTGGCATATAAGAACAATATTACTGTTGTCCCTGGAAATAGTTATACAGTTGTTGCTGGAGCCAGAGGAACTGGCGCAACAAGCAATCTTGGTATGGCCGTTAGTGGAGGAAGTAGTTATTTTTGCAGTACTTCCGTTGTAGCGGCTGGAGGTGGAATTAGATCAACGGGCATTTCTGGTGGAGCTGGCGGTTCTGTTGTTTCAGGAACAGGGTATTCTGGTGGCGCAGGTGGAGTTGGTGATTTTGTGCCAACATCTTCTGGATTCAGGGCTTATGGCGGTGGAGGTGGTGCTGGAGGATATGCTGGAACAGGCGGCAATGGAGCCCCACAAGGAGGAGGATATAACGCGGCGGCTGGCTCTGGTGGCGGAGGTGGCGGCGGCGCAACACCATGTGCTAGTGCAGGATGTGGCGCTGGTGGTGGTGGTGGTGGAGTTGGTTTGTTAGGACAAGGAACTAGCGGTGCGGCTGGAATCCGGTCTATATACGCTGGTGGTGCATATGGAAAATATGCTGGCGCTGGCGGCGGCGGTTCTGGAGGATCAAATGGATCGGAAGGAACTAATGCCGGATCAACCGATGGATTTTATGGAGGTGGTGGCCGTGGTGGTGCTGGAAGTTTTGTTAATGGATTAGGCGGGATAGGCGCAGTACGCATAATTTGGCCCGGCACAACTCGTTCCTTCCCAAATACAAACACTGGAGATTTATAAATGAAACTTTTTATCGAAACTGAAAACGGTGTATTTAAAAACCACCCTGCTTTTGAAGACAATTTGATTGAAGCATTTGGTTCTGTCCCCGCAAACTGGGAGCCATTTGTTCGAATTGAACGTCCTATTGAAAATTTATATCAAGTTTTAGAAAATGAAACACCATCTTATGAAAAACTAAACGGTGTTTGGACTGATGTGTGGTCAATTAGAGACATGACCGCTGAAGAAAAATCAGTTAAACAACAAGCCGTTCGTGATGTATTTAATACTCGACCACAGGCTGAAAATTGGTCTGCTTGGACGTTGGATGAAGCAACTTGCCAAATGGTTCCACCAATCCCACGCCCAGAGCCAACTGAAGGTGTGACTGTGTTCTGGTGTGGAGCAGAGAACAACTGGAAAGAAGCTCCACCCCGTCCTGTTGATGATAATCAATATAAATTTGATTTTATTGGTTGGCAGTGGATTCAAGTTGTAAACTGATAGCCCCAATACTAAGGAGCTTATCATGGCCAAAACCGCCACCAAGAAGTCAAAAGTCAAAGTATGCAAAGCCGCTGAGTCAGTGGCTCAAGTTGTTCAGAATACCCAACTTCAAGTTGCGTATCACTTTCCGTGCCCAATTTATTTGATTGAGCGCCCTGACTTTTTGGAAGCAGTTAGCATTGTTTCTGAGGAGGCTCTTGAAGCTGCCAAGAAAGAACAGATTCTTAATGAGATTTACCCTGTTCATATGACAAGCAATTACTTTGGTGATCCCCGTATGGTGGGATTTTCTGAGTTTGTGGGCGCTACGGCTTGGAATATTTTGAATGAGCAAGGTTTTGCAATGCAAGACAAAGCAGTTCAATTTACAGAAATGTGGACTCAAGAGCATCATAAGCATTCTGCAATGGATGCCCATATCCATGGATTTGGCTCACAAATTGTTGGGTTTTACTTTCTTGAAACGCCAGAAGATTGCTCCCGCGTGGTTTTTCATGATCCTCGTGCTGCTAAAGTGCAAATTGACTTGCCTGAACAAGATATGAATATGGCAACGCCTGCCAGCAAAATGATTAACTTCACGCCAAAGCCCGGCATGATGATTTTTGCTAACTCATGGTTGATGCACTCGTTTACTCGTCATGCCGCAGAACTTCCAATTAAATTTGTTCATTTCAATTTAACGGTTATTCCTCAACAACAATCTTGCTCACTTCCGGCTGCTGAAATTGTATGAGTAAGTTTTTAATAAGGTTCAATAAAAGTCGTGGCCAAGAAGGTCGCGGCTCTATGGAACATGCTTGGAGAGTGTTTGAAGATGGAAAAGAATACTTAGTTAAGCATTTAAAAATTGAAACGCCAATTTGGGATGAAACTGATGGGAATGATTGGAATATTGCTTGTGAAGGCGTTTTGACACTTGATAGAAGCACTTCAACTGCTGTTATTACCAATGATGTTGCTGAAGTAAACAACACCTAATAGAATTGGGGTATTATGAGCGATTACACCAGACTTAGAACCCCGTTTACCTCGATGTCGTTTACGCCCGACATTCCAAGCAATGCTTTGGGACCAAACGAGTACAACATCGGGAAAAATATTGAGGCTGATGTTCGCTCTATCAAGAAAATCTTTGGTGAAGCTCAAATTGCCTCAACCATTACTGATATGCCCATCTTTATTGAAGGTGGCTTTCGGTCTGAAACCTCTTGGGTATATATCGTAGCAACTCGTAATTCATCTAGCCAAGGCAAATGGTGGATGATTACGGCTACCGGTATCTCCAATATCACCCCTGGTGTTGGTGCCAATCCTTCTGTTTACCTGTCTGGTTATACGGAAGACATTAACATTACCTTTTCATGGGTTGGAAATGTCTTTTTTATCAATGATGCCATTAGCAACCCGATGTATTTCTTGCCGACAAGCAATGAAATTACCGTAACGCCCGATGCCTCATGGAACTATGACGTTGGTGTAACGTCTACCCGCGCAGGTTTTGTCAGGAATTACTGTTCTCCAAACGTTGGCAACATCCTTATTGCAGGTAATTTGACCAAAGTTATTGGCGGCACTGAGTACAACTACCCAACAACCGTTCGTTGGTCACAAGCTTTCGCCAATACTGGCTACCCTGCGACATGGGAACCTACCCTATCTAACGTGGCCAATGAACAAGAAGTTCCTGTTCGTGGTCCTTTGATTGACGGATTTTTCCTTGGCGGCAATTTCTATGTCTGTTCTTACTGGGACACAGTAGTTTTCTCACCAATCTCTTATCAAAACACCACCGCTCCTATTTTTGGTGTTCGCCTGTTGAACCAAGGCCGTGGATTGTTCAATAACAACTGCTGGACAAACACTGATGCCAATGTGTACGGGATTGATGCTCGTGATATTTGGGTGTTTAACGGCTCAGAATTCTCATCTTTGGGCAACCAAAGGGTTAAAGATTATTTCTTTGCCAACCTAAGCCCAACCTATGCCAGTCGAATGTTCATGGTGAACAACACTCAGAAGTACCAGATTGAGATTTACTACCCTGATCTGACATCTACTGGCTGGTGCAACAAGATGTTGTCATGGCGCTATGACCTGCAAGTTTGGAATGCTCCTAAAGACGTTGCAAACGCCTGTATGGGCACCGAAGGACCTCGTTGGGTAGATAGTACTACCGATTACTTCAATCTCGGCTCTAGGGCCGTTGTATACGCTCGTGGAGGCATCTCCAACTCTAAGTTGATCGAGACATCCATTGGCAACTCGTTTATCAACAATGCTGCCATTGATGCGCAGTTTGAGCGTACCAACATTGCTTTGCAAACACCAGACGGACCTGTGCCTTATTCCTCGAAGGTTTATGTGCATCGAGTATTGCCTGAAATGGCTGGTACTGGCAAGATTAATTTGACTGTTGGTGGTGCTAATTCAACTCAGCAAACGCCTACTTATGGCCAAACAGGTAACGTCATTATTGACACTGACAATCCTTGGGTGACTACTCAGCAGAACTCCGTTCGCACGGTGGCAGTGAAGTTTGGCTCTAACGATGCTACAGACACATGGAAAGTCAGTGCTTTGAACTTGCAAGCCACAGTAACTGAGGATGCGTTCTAATGCCATTCGCTCTTACCAATGACCCGTCACAAGCGGATATTTCTGAGGCTATCAATTATTTGTTAGCCAACTTTGGGCCCAATCTTTCTGCTGACCCCAATACAGGTCAGATTACAGGTCCTAGTGGTATTGTCATTGCGTATTTGTATCGTTACTTGTCGGTCAAATATGCTGACAGTTTTGATGGCTCATTAAACTTTAGTAACAGTCCTACTGGTCGTGGTTACTATGGTGTGAACAACAGCAATAGCTCTACAGAATCTACCAACCCTGCTGACTATATTTGGTTCAAAGTAGCGGGTGGATTTGGAACAACCAAGTTTTTGTTTTATCAATGCACTGGTGGCAGAAGTATTAATTTCATTATTGATACTGTTGCACCTAATAGTTCATACATTCAAGACGCTGGCACTGCAATTGATTTAGACATCATTACATCCGGTGCAACTGCCAATTCAGCAACAACTGCTTATTTGGTGCAAAGCCAGTCTAGTCCTGCGCCTAGCGGTTTCCCTTTGTACACTTCTGGCAATACTCTGCCACCAGGATGGTCTGCCACATTAGGGACAGTCGCCACCGGACAAGTGGCTTGGTATTCTTTTGGTCAATATAACGGATCAAGTGTTACTGTTAATGGCATTCCTGCCAATAGTACATACTGGTCTACACCTGTTGCCGCTTCAGTATTTCAAGACATCATGTCTGACAACTGGGTCAGCGGTGGCGGCTCTGTGCCTCCGACTTATGGTGTGCCATCGTCTTACAGCTCAACTGGCTATTACATTAGCCGCTCGACAGGTAACGTCTATTTCAATAATGGCATTTTCCGAGGCAACATTACTGGTGCTTCAGGAACATTTACTGGTACTGTTCAATCAGGTTCTAGTGGCAACCGAGTAATTCTTAACGAATCTTCATCTTCTTATTTGAAGGTTTATGACTCTAGCGGCAATACTATTTACAGCTTGTCTGGTGTCGCTGGTTTATATGCAAACAGCACATTAACTGGAGCTTCTGCGGTAAACGCTTTTAGCGTTACAAATGCTGCAGGATATGCGGGAACTGCAATTAGCGGTGTTGCATACGGCAATGGCCACGGCATCTTTGCTCAAACTCAAGATACTGGAACTAACCGAAATGGTCTTTTGGCCAGCAGTTCTGGAACAGGTTCTGGTGCTGCTGCTGTTTATGGCACTGGTAACTATGGCTTGTATTCAAATGGTTTAATGGGTATTAGTAACAGCACAATGGTTACTAATCTGAATTCTGAATACTCCAATAAAATACTTGGATCAGCCGGTTTAAATACTTTGAGATTTGTTCAAGGTACTTTAACTGGATCAGCTATTGCAACATTTACTGGCACAAATAAGCCTGGTTCAAACTCATCGGCAGTTTGGATTCAAATTACCATTGATGGCACAACCCTCTATATTCCTGCATGGACATAATATGCCAAGACAAGTAGATATTCCCGCACAAGTTGTTTATGAGGATTTCCGAACTATTGAGGAAGTTCCCGGCATTTCTGTTAATGTCATGGTTGGCAAAACAGACGAAACAGGTGAATTTATTGTGCCTCAACAGTTTAGTTTATACATGATTGATGGCGCAAATTACACAGAATTAAACGGACCGCCTACTTCTTGGGCACCCGATAAGCCAACAGGAACCTATCGTAATGAAGACCTGTGGCACTTTGTTGATCTATTAAGGGGCGAATAATGGGTGGGTTTTCAGCACAAGTACAATCTCCACAGTCCTCTGCCCCTGCGGGTAAAGGTGCGGGGATGTCTGCCATGCAGATGGGTCAAAACCCTATTCAGCCATCATTCCCACAGAAGCTTGAGAACAGTATGATGCAGCCTCAAGCCAATGACGGGGCAATTGATCCTACTCAGGGCATGATGGGTGGCAAGATTACTATGCCAGGTCAGGGTGGCCAGCCTCAATTAGGTATGCCTAATGCCTATTCAAACACCATGCAACCATGGGATAATCAAGCGCAACAGCCAAATGCCGGTGGTGGCAAAGGCATTGGCGCTACGGGTGGCCAAATGGCAAAACAAATGGGTAAAGGAGCTTAATCATGGGATTTGGAAAAGGCGGGACTACATCTTCGGTCCAAATGACTCCAGAGCAAGCAGATTTGCTCAAAACACAAACTGGTGCGCTTAAAGAAACCTTTTTGCCAGCTTACCAAAAAACTATTGGTGATGCAGGCACTGTTTTGCGTGATGTTCAAGGTTATCAGAACAAAGCCGCTTTGAATGCTTTTAACCAAGCAGGGGAGGTTTCTGGCGAATCTGTTGGTGGCGCACGCAATATGATTAATGCAGGTACAGACACGCTAACGCAGCTGTTTAATCCTGATTACGAATCAAACCAAATTAATGCCGCCTTGCAAGCAGGTCGTGAATCTGCTCGTGAATCTCAAGCTGGTCAAAACGCCATGTATGGCGCTGCTGGTGGGTTGGGCTCTTCCCGTATGGCTTTGGCTGACAAGAACTTGGCATCTTTGAATGCTCAACGTCAGGCTACTGCTGCCGCTGGCGCTCAATCTCAAGTTCAGCAAAACCGCATGGCGGCTGCCAACTCTATGTTGGGTTCAGGCCAGAATCTGCTTAATACTGGTCTGTCTGCCGCAGGTCAGCAAGTTGGTTACTCAACTGCTCCTATGGACTTGTATTCTAAGTATGCTGGAATCGTCTACGGTACTCCTCAAGCATCTACAACACCTAACTTTTCTGGTACTCAAGGTCAAAAAGCCTCCAGCAAAGGTTTTGGATTTTAAGGAACAATCATGGCAGATACACCTTTTGGAGCAAGTTTTGGCAATCCTGCTAAATACATGGGTCAAAGTCCCCTTGCTGAAGCAGGTAAAGCATTAAAAACAGGCGCTATTTTGTGGGGCTTGCAACAAACAGGTGCTATTGATGCTTTGGATAAAATGGGCATTAAGCCAACTCAATCTGGTGGATTCTCATATAACAGTTCTGGCACTCCTGCTGGTGCTGTTTCTCCTGTGGGTGCAACAGGTGCGGATATGGACGCTTTTACTTCAGGTAACTATGGTGGTCCTGTTATGCCACCTAGTGATGCAACACAGCCTGCCATTCCAAATGCAATGATGCCAACTGCGCCATCCCCAATGTCTACAACACCTCCTGCAAATGTTGGTGTTGATATTCTTGATGGGAAATATCATGGTGCTGAACATTCATATGCAAATCCACAAACTGGATACAACACAATGTTGGCCACTGGTAATGAATATCAGCAAATGCCAGGTTATGGCAAACTTGCCAAAGCTATGCAAGCTTTTGGCGGCGGAATGATGGGATAAGGAACAATCATGGCAGATATTATTGAACAACAAGCTCCTTCAGTTACGATTTATCCAAGTGCATTACAAGATGCTGCCGCTATTAAAGACTCAGCTAATGCGGCTTTGGCCAATCGCGATCCTAAAGGGTTAATTAATGCCGCCCAACAAATGGGAATCGATACACCGGAAGGCAATGCAGCTCTTAAAACAGCACAAGAGATGCAACAAAGGTCTAACGAGTTTAAAAGCATAGTTACACCCATTGCAGAAGCAAAAACTGATGGCGAACGCAATATTGCTGCTGCAAAAGCTTTGCGCAATGTAAGCCAAGAACCTTTGTATGGCCAAGCTTTGATTGCTTTTATGCTTGGTCAAAAAGACACAGCTTTTAATTTGGCAACTGGTGGTGCTTTAAAAACCACTACGGAGTATGCCAAAGACAATGGCAACATTATCCAAGTAACTGTTAATGCTCTTGGACAGCCTCAGGCTTATTTTGATGTTGAGCAAAAACGAACTTTAACACCTGAAGAATATTCAAAACGTGGCGGCAGCGTTTCTGATATTGATAAAACTTTTGCAATTAAAAGTGCAGAAGAAAATCGCACTGTTTACAACAAAGCTTTCCAACAAGAAAAGGAAAGCGTAAACAAGTGGACTCAGACATATGCTGGCCTTGCTCCTAAACTTGAGTTTTTAGATAACTTTTATAAGGGCGCTAAAACAGACTTGGCTCCTGATGAATATGCAAAACTTGTTGGCGCTATCAACCAAAGTGTTGGTCAATCAAGTACCAAAGCCAACAGCTCAACTTACTTCAATCAAATTAACGACAGTAAGAATAAAAAGGAAGGCTTAAAAGTTGATGCGGGTCTAGCTGCAAAACTAGGCATCCCAAAAGAATTAATTGGTACAGAATTTTCAGTTGATGGAAGCAACCTTGTTTCTAAAACAAATGGGAAATCTTGGGATTATGGTTTGTTAAAACAACAGACTGATTCTGCAAACCTTTCTTCAGAGGCAACACAAAACAGCCAATCTACATTGGACAGCATTGTTACTTCTAAGAAATTTCAATCTTCTATTGCTGGCAAATCTCCTGAAGAAAAAGCAAGAATTATTCAGCAAATGAAAACTGCCATTCAATTTGGCAATGAGGTGGGTTCGGAATTATCAAAAGCAACAGATCAATACGGAAAGCCTTCTTTTATTTCTTTGCCAACTGCCGCATCTTTTGCTGACCCACAAGCGCAAGCAATGACTCAACTTGCTCAACACAAGCAAAATGCAGAACAAATTGCAGCGTACAGAAATCACTTTGAGAAAAACGCAAAGCATTACGACGACACAAAAACTTTGCCAGTGCCAGGCTCTATTGGTGCGGCTTACACTTCTAAGCCAATCTTTAACGAAATTCGTGATCGCTGGTCCAATGACATTAGCAAGATCATGGAAGGTGAGTATGTAGCTCGTGCTGCAAAAACACAACCAACCGCTAGAACTGAAGCAAGACCCGTTGGTCCTGTAGCACCGCCTGCCGCCAACAAAAAACCTTCTTTGTCAGAACTTAGAAAACAAGCCGGAGGTTAATGATGGCAAAATTTAATGAACAAAAGTTTCGAGATTCTGCAAAAGCAGCCGGTTATTCTGATGAAGAAATTGATGCAGAGTTAAAAAATACTTCTGCACCTGCTGGCGCTGCCGTGCCAAACATTGCCCCTGTTGCTGATGGTAGAGAAACTACGGCGGCATATTCTGCTGAAGCCGAAGCAAAACAAAATCAACTTGTGCAAGAAGCAACCAAAGAAAAAGAAGCTACTTTAACTGCTCCTACTTTTGATTGGAAATCTGTTGCAAATTCACCTGTTGGTTATGTAACTGGTGGTGCTGCATTGGGAGCTCTTGCTAGTGGCGTTGGTTATGCTTTTGGCAAAGCGAAATCTAGTCTTAGCGGGATCAATGACCGAAAGATTGGGACAAAGCCAGAAATTGACAAAACAATTGATATCCCAATGGATACGGTTGAAAAAAGAAATGTCAGCCCATTTGCTCAACAGTTTGAAACAACATATGGTGTTCCTTTATCTACTGCTGAACAATTAACAGGTGGTCCAATCACCAATGCTAAAGATGCCGCTATTATTGGTGGTGCCTTGAAAAACCAAGGTGGCATTTCTGTTAATAATCCTTATCAGACAAGCCCATATACGCAAGCTCCTGCCCCTGAGGCTGTCGCGCCCACTGCTTCTGCGCCACAAGCCGCCGCTCCTACTTCCGCCCCTGTAGCGCCACCACCTAGCGTGCAAGAAGGTGTTGCTACTGGTAACACTGCAAAATCGGTCCAGGCCGTTGTTGCCAAAGAATTGGATAAAGCTACTGGTGCAGCGCCTACTGTTGCTTCATTTAATCGTGATGCAAATGGAAATATTGAATATCCAAAAGGTATGAGTAGGGCCGCTAGACAAGGTGCGGAAGCATTTGCTCAACAATACCCAGATCATGCTAAAGCTTTGGCTGCTGAAGGCCGGTTTGGCATTTTGGGCGCTGGTTCTGGTGATAACAATTTGTTTAACTCTTACGGCTCTGACATGATGAAGAGAATCCGTGATGAAGTTAACCAAGGTCAAATGGTTGGCCCTTATGGAAACTATGAAACCAAAATAAATCCTGCTATTAAAGGCATTTCACCTGAGTCGGCTATTGGTAAAGACTTGGCTCAATTAAGAGAAGCTCAGATTGGTGGCAATTACGGCACACTTGGGACGCCAGCAACTATTGGGGGCAAAAAAGGTGGCTTAATTACAGGCCCTAATACTGTTCCTAAAGCACTTAAAGTTGGTGGCCCTGCCATGCTGTTGATGGCCATGGCTGATGCCGCCAAAGCCGCGCAACAAGGCAATTATGGCGAAGCTGCTGCCCGCAGTGCTGATGTGGCCACAGACTATATGCCAATGATTTCTCAATTGAAACAAGGATTAGCTCCTACTGAAGCTGGCGCACCTGGCGTATCTAAACAGACAATTGAAAATGCGTACAAGCTTGGCAGTCCTTATGCTCAAACTGAGGAGGCTAAAAAAGCGCGTCTTAGAGAAAAAGCCGGTGCTGGCCGTGGCATTGCACCTCCATCCGCTTATATGAGGTAATAATGTCTGAAGTTACTCACTCTCAAATTTACAACAGACTTGTTACGGTCGAAACTAAAGTCGATGAGATAGACAAGAACACAAAAGGTCTTGTAGATGCCATACAAGCCCTTGATGGTGCTTTTAAAGTTCTTGGGTGGATTGCTTCTATTGCCAAGCCCATTCTTTGGGTAAGCGGTTTAATCATGGCCGCTGGCGCTGTTTGGCAAACGTGGTGGGTTAAAAAATGAGCGATTTTACTGAAGCTTTAATTGTTGCTTCAGTAATAGTTGCTTTCATTATTTGGGGAACATTTACCATTTTTTGGATGTGGGGTTTCTATGTTTGAAATTGTAAGTGGCGGCGTGTTTGGTGGTTTGATTGGCGGCCTATTTAGGCTTTTGCCTGAAGTTATTAAATACTTTGATAAAAAAAATGAACGTGAACATGAATTGTCAATGTTCAGCCGCCAATGTGAATTAGAACAAATTCGCGGTCAACAGAAGTTGGCTGAGATAGGCGCTAACCGCGAAGCAGCCGTAGACATGGGTGTCCTAGACGCCTTCAACGCAGCCATCAATCAGCAAGCCGAAATGGTCAAAGCCGCCGGTGGATGGGCAGCTAGTCTTTCCGCTTCCGTGCGTCCTGTGGTCACTTATTGGATTATGGCTTTGTGGTCATTCATCCATATCTGGTTTGCTTGGCAAGCTCATCTTTCTGGAGCATCCCCAGAAGTAGTTTTTAAAACAATGATGACTGTAGATTTTTGCGCCCTAGTATCTGGGACTATAAACTACTGGTTTCTTGACCGAACTCTTAAACAACGCGGGCTATGAATTTAAATATAGCTTCTGAGCTATGTCAGAAATTTGAAGGGTTTAGTTCTAAGCCCTATCTTTGCCCTGCCGGAATTCCGACAATTGGATATGGTTCCACTTATTATTCCAATGGAAAAAAAGTGACGCTTGCTGATAAACCTATAGATGAACCTACGGCTAAAGCTCTTTTGATGTCGGAATTACGACACACCTATTTAATGGGCACGCTTCGTAGTTGTCCAATTCTTGCTACCAATCAGTCAATATGTAATGCTATCGTGGATTTCACTTACAACTTGGGTGTTGGCCGACTTCAAACCAGTACATTGAAAAGAAAAATCAATGAACAAAATTGGGAAGATGCAAAAAAAGAATTAATGAAGTGGACACGAGGAAATGGTAGGATTTTGCCCGGCTTGGTCAAACGAAGACAGGCCGAATGTAACCTGATGTAAAAATCATGCCAAATATTCCAACACCTGAACACGCAGAAATATTTGCACAAAGCATTAAAAAATGGCAACAGGTGTTGAGCCTTGGTGATTGGCGCATAGAAAAAGGGACTAAGCCTGCAAAGGCTGCGATGGCTTCTGTTGAATTTAGTCCTTCAGCAAGACTTGCTGTATACCGGTTAGGTGATTTTGGTGCTGAAAAGATAACGGAAGATTCATTGGACAAGACTGCTTTACATGAATTACTTCATGTTTTATTGCACGACCTAATGATGGCAGCCACAGACCCCAAATCCTCTGATGAAGATATTGAAATGCAAGAGCATAGAATTATTAATCTTTTGGAAAATTTGTTGACTAAGGATTGCAATGGGCGCACATAACGAAACTTGTTCCGATGTTGAGTTTATTAAGCTGTGGGGTGAATTTCAATCGGCCGCCAAGATTGCACAGCATCTTAATATTGCAACCAGAGCGGTATTCTTGCGTAGACGTTGGATTGAAGAGCACTACAAAATCAAATTAGGTGCTTCTGATTTCCGTGGGGCCAAATATGACGCTGCAAGGCCCAAATCCTTTTCACCACTCAAACAAGTTGACCTTGGCATCTTAGATGGCACGGTCATTGTTTTTTCTGACGCTCACTTTATACCTGGTCAACGTTCAACAGCCTTTAAAGGGCTTTTATGGGCCATACAAGAGTTCAAACCAAAGGCGGTGATATGTAACGGCGACGCGTTTGATGGGGCCTCTATCAGCCGCCATGATGTAACCGACCAACCTCAGACTTCTGTTATCCAAGAGCTAAAAGCTTGTCAGGGTGCATTAGGTGAAATTGAGGAGGCCGCCAAAGCTGCTCGGCACAATGTAAAGCTGGTGTTTACATGGGGAAATCACGATATTCGTTTTGGCAACAGACTTGCACAACACGCACCGCAATTTAAAGAAGTGTTTGGCTTTAAGCTGACAGACCACATCCCAGATTGGGAGTTTTGTTGGGCTTGCTGGCCAACAGAGGATGTGATTATTAAGCACCGATACAAAGGCGGGGTCCATGCTACTCACAACAACACAGTTAACGCTGGTGTATCTGTTGTTACTGGTCACCTTCATTCTTTGAAAGTAACGCCGTTTAGCGATTACAACGGTGTTCGTTATGGTGTTGATACAGGCACTTTGGCAGAGCCTGATGGTCCACAGTTTACTTATGGCGAAATAAACCCAAGCAATCACCGCAGTGGCTTTGCTATTTTAAACTTCTTTAATGGCAAGCTGTTGTGGCCAGAGCTGGTCCATAAATTTGAGGAAGACCACGTTGAATTCCGTGGTGAAGTAATTGATGTAGGTGCATTTTGAGCGCGTGGCTCATTATTTTGACGGGTGGCATTTACGCCTACATTGCTGGAGAACAGCTCTTTAAAGACAACCCACACATGGCCATTGTGTACGCAGGGTACGCATTTTCAAATGTGGGTTTGTACTTGTTGGCTAAGTAGCGTCTTTTTGGAATACACCATTTGGCAAAAGAGTACCCCTACGATTCTTGATCTGATCGTATGCAACTTCCATACAATCTACCAGATTGATGTCTTGTAAAGCGCAATAGTTGATTAGACAAACAATCACATCACCTACGCCATCAACGATAGCTTCTTTGTCTTTTTTGATGGTTGCATCAGCCAATTCACCCATCTCAGATACTGCTTTGAGCAACTGAGTTTCTGGTGTACTGTTTGGAATAATTTTTCGAGCTTCGGCCCATTGAATAATTTTTATTTCCACTTGTGCATATGACATGATTAGTCCTCTAAAAATGGGTCACCAAAGTTGGAACTCATTCCAGTTTTGGTATTAAATAAATTGTTGCCTTGCTTCATGATGAATTCACCATCAGCACCAATGTAGCTGTCGCCTGTTTTGAAAAAAATACGGCCTTCTTGACTGATTATCAAGTTATCAGTTTTGTTGTAGACCTTGCCTGAAAAAAGATCAATTATTGATTTCATAGCGCTCTCCAAACGATTGTGAATCTACCGCCTTCATTTTTTAATCTGATGCCTGAATCAACAATTAATCCTTGTTCAACAAGGTCTGCTCTTCGAGAACGATAAGTAGATTTTGTTGTCTTGAAGTGTTCGTTTAACTGGTCATCTGTAAATCCTTGGCCACCACGCTGTTTTGCATAAGCATAGACTTGCGCTTGGATATTTGGCACTTCAGGGGCAATACTTGCGGCAGCAGCAATTGAAGTGTCTTTTGATTTCCTGCGAAACAGTTTAAATAAATCCATGATTGACTCCTATTAAATTTGATGAGCTTGTCTATGATGTGATGAGCATAACCAAACTACATCAAGAGGCCTTGAATAATCTGGATGATGTGCTTCTGCTTTTTCGCCACATATAAAACAAGGTTGTTTTACTAAAATTCCCTTTTTTAAAGCGTAATAAACCCGCAAATGAGCTTTTTTTCTTTCTGGAAAACTTATTCGCCATTGATTTTTATTTGGGTCATTTTTATTTTTTTGCCTAATTTTGTCTTTTTCTTTTTGACAAATTTTGCAATAATTTGAATGCCCAGATTTTCTTGATTTATCTAAATAGAAAAACGTAAAATCTTTTTCTTGTTTGCAAAGACTGCATTTTTTCATGTGAATCTCCATGATGAATCCAGGTAAGATTGGCAAAGCAGGGATTCAATCTGCTCTGTCCCCCGTCGGGTTAGCCAAATTACAGTATACATAAAATGGTGGGAGTACTTGTGTTCGTCCGGCAGAATTGCCCACTTTCCCCCCGTTTTAATTAGAACTTCCAAGTAATAGCTTTTACCGCCCACATTTGAGCAGTTTGAGCTTCTGTAATGGCAACACTAGCCATGCGTTTGACCTCGGGGTTATCCGTAAGGTTTCGCAAATAGTTCATACGATCAATAACGGCAGCAAACTCTTGTTTGCATTTGTCGACTTCATGGCTATTGCTTGGGTTAAATGTAAGACCTACAGCTTTTTCACCATAAGACATTTCTCGTTCAACGCTCATATTTTTTTCCTTAAAAAGGTACGTTATCCGCCATGTCATCAAAACCACTGCTTGCTGGCTTTGCTTTGACTTGCTCGGCTTCTTTAGGACTTAATGCCAAGCCCATGAATTTGCCACTCTTGCCTTCTTTAATCCATGCTGAGAGCCAATAATCTTGGCCATTGACCACCAGGCTTCCCTTGTAGTCTGGATGACGCTCTGAGTCTTTTTTATCGTTCTTAAACAGAACACCTGAGTTGTCACGCTTTTCCATAATTAAACTTCCTTTAAAGCTTGCGCTTGTTTCTTTATTGACGATCTAGCTTTTGAGTCGAGTAATGACCACAAAAGCGTTTTTTCTTCCGCATCAGTGATGCCAGAAGCCTCTTCATATGCACCAACAACATCGTCGGCGTCCATACGATCTTTGATTGCCGCTGCTACATCGTAGACAAGGCTTTCACGGTCCTTTTTAACGGCCACACCTTCTGTTGGCCGGTGCTTAGGTCGATCGCCACCTGTTGTGGCATCAAGTACATCATGCTCGACGATCTCCATAGCCGACACCCAAAGGTATCGACGCTGATATGTCTCAACAGCACCAATATTCTGCACCTCGTGACATCCCTTGAGTGCGGCAGACCCCATAGGGCTTGTCAAAACGATCTGAGAGAAGTCTTCTGTGTCTGTGATGGTCAGTGTGGCCATGTCTGCTGTAAAGCTCACCACGCCGCACAAACCAACTCGGTCAAAGATTGCTTGAACTGCTGGCAAGAAGTCGCCAAGCTCAAAGTATTGGTAACCGGCAAACTTGTTTTGACCAGACTTGTTCAGTTTCATGCCTTGCAAATTAATGCGGGCTTCCATTAACTTTTTATAGACTTTCATATTTACACCTTGTGATTGTTGAATGCGTTGTCGTACTCTTCTTTGATGATTTCTAGCTGAGTGTTGTCATCTAGGTCTTTGAAATCTACCCAATCCATCTCACCACAGCAGACAAACTTCTTGCCTTTAGGCTGGACGCAATATGGGCAGTATTGCTCGTTAGCGTATTGCTCTTTGTATTCGATGATGTAGTTGTTCACGATATCACCCTGTTTATCAATTAGATCTTGGAGATTCAAGACGTTCTACTTTCTTGGCCAATAACCAGTTGTCGCCTAGATAACGCACAGAGCGAATCCATTGGCGCTGGTAGTTACGAATTGTTTGTGGGGGTGCATCATATGTCAAAAACATTTGACGAACGTGTTTCAGTGCTTGGGTATTCATTGCTATTCCTTAGTGAGATGAATCAAATGCCATTTGGTTGACGATATCGCCATGAGAATCGGTAAGCTCATTTAACTCTTCGTCTGTGAGCTCTGTGCCGTCCTCATAGCAACCATAACTGAAATACGCATCTGAGAAATCGGGGTAATCCCTACCATCTACACCATCGACTTGTAAGTCGACAACTCGTTTACCTTTAAAAATTATCATATTAACTCCTGTTGAATGAGCCTCTACTTTGCCACGCTTTTTTGACAAATCTATTAGGACAAACCCTTATAGACATCAAATTTTTCCATGCTAGGCTTGTCGCATGAACATTGAACAATCTGAACAAGACTGCGCCCAAGCTTTGCTGGCTTACACCTACAACTTGGTTATAACTTACAACAAAAACCATGGTGACAGAGATGCCGCCATGGTCGGCCTATTAGCTCGGGCATTAGAGCTGCACACAGAAAAACAAATTAATATCTCAGGAATGTTTCAATGACTCAAGAAGTAATACTCAAAGCTTTACAAGATGGCCCATTGTCATCTTTAGATATCTGCAATTTAACTGGTATGACTAGGGCTACAGTTCTTTCTACTGCTCAAACTTTACGCAAGCAAGGGCTTATCACTTCTAGCAAGATAAAAGTCAATAGATGTTGGCTTGCTCAATACACATTGACCAGTTATGTGCAGCCAGAAGACGAACATGGTGTCAAAATGATTTGCGGCATTCCAACTTACGGAATCTTTACACGTTCTGAGTACAAAGCCATGTACGCTCATGCTCGTAGAATTTATGGAGTAAATCCCAGTTTTGCATCTAAAACAAAGGTGGTCGCAAATGGCAGATAAAAAAACAGGCGGTCCTGCGTTTCCAATCGAAGACGCATATTCAATGTCTACAGAACAAGGCATGACCTTGCGTGACTACTTTGCGGCTAAGGCTATGCAAGCATTGATCCATGTGCAAGTCAAGACCAAGCAACAGCAAACAGCGGCGGCAGCTTATGAGTGGGCAGACGAAATGTTGAAAGCACGAGATGAAAACAGCAGACAAGTTTGATCGGGCCATCCAGTGTGAGGGTAAGCATCCTTTCCCGACATTTACTGTTGCTGAAGCAACCATCAGCAAAAAAAGAGATGGGTCATTCCAAATTTATAAGTGTCCGCATTGTGCATTTTTTCATATTGGGCATTCAACGACCAAATTTAGAAATTTAAAAAGGAGCCCTAAAAATGGATAATTTTGAACAATTTTGGGCGGCATGGCCTAAATCGTTTCGTAAAGGTGGCAAATCTAAGTGCCAGGACGATGGAAAAAGGGTTTGTATGACCATTGTGCAGATCAAATCATTAAGCATGTTGTTTGGATGAAAACCACAACAGACTGGCGCAAAGACAATGGTGCATTTATTCCCGCGCCTATTGTTTATTTGAACCAACAAAGATGGGATGGCGCTGACATTCCAGAGAACTTTGGTTTTCAGGAAAAACAAACAATTGATCCTGCATTGGCAAAAATTGAAGCCGATCGCAAAAAAGCAACACCAATGCCAGAGGCAATTAGAAAAAAATTAGCAGAATTACGAAAACCAGTTGACTTGTTCTAGCAAGTATCAGGTAGAATCAAATTGTTGCTGTGGTAGGTAACAAAATTAAGACCGTTTGCACATACTCTCTGTCTTCCCTAAGTTCCAGTAGGAGATAACTTAGGAAAGACTACCACCAGAGAGTAGTTGCAAGCGGTTTTTTTATATCTATCCATTGCATCCGTACTCCACACGATAGCAGCGCATTTGCATGGATGGCTTGGAAGAAAACACCGACATCAGGTACACCCCCTGTTTGCCGACCAGCGTTAGTTAAGCGACTGGTAAAGCATTTGGTTCATCGGTGGTAACAAGGCCAAATGTATAAGCGAATTAACTCGTCATGCGCACTTGGGGCTTTTTTATATTTCATGTTAATAAGTGTCAATAAAAGTATCAGAATGCTTGGAGCGGGAAGGATAGAAACAGCCATCTATCCACCCTTGGAGAACCTATGTCTAAAGGAAATGAATTGACACACGTAGAGGCAATGAGAATTTTGGATAAGGTAAAAGAAGGCATTCCTTACCCTGAAAAAATTATCAATGGCGCTGGAGCTTACTGGTGATTTACAGCAGACGTAATCTAGAAAACCCAAGCGACAGAGT